CTTGGTCGCGGCCCCCGCCTTCGACCTCACGCACGGCGCGTGCAATGCGATCCGCCGCGGACTTCGTGAACGTCACCCGCTGAACGCCTGCCGCGGCACCGTCGGGCTTTTTGGCCACCGTGGCACCTCGCTAGGCGATTTCTTCGTATGAGCAAACGATCTGAATCGTAGCGGACGCCGACGCAAATGCCAAAACTCTCCCGCCTTCCTCAAGATAAAGTGGCGAGTTGCGGTCAATCACGATGAGCGATGCGTCTGCGGGTACCGACACTGTCGAGCATACGGCGTGCGTGGCCGCCCCGTTAGTGACCTGAATCGTGACTTCACCGGTCGAGGAGCCATGGACGTTCGATGCGACGAGCGTGCTTAGTTTGATCGCCCTGTCTGTAGCGCAAGTTACGACTGTAATTGCAGCGGTGCCGACTGTAGTCGACGCTTGTCGCAGCACGATACTCGTTGGCGATACGATGTTGGGGGCAGTCATATTTTCCTCAACTGAACAGGTAGGACATAGCGATACCACCGCCACCGCCACCGGCCGCAATCGTAATTGTGCTAGACGCCGTAGAGACCGTTACGTTATCACCAGCCGCAATCGTAATTGCAGACGAGATGCCGTTGACGCTTGGCACAGCCCCTACGTCAGCCGCAGATGGCATGGCGTGAACGTGATCGGCTCGCGAAGCGTCGCTGCTGGAGCCAGCAGCCGCAGCCCCGAGTGGCTGTGGCGTCGCGCCGCTCACGGCGACCCCCGAGGTTCCGCCCGAGAATGCAATGGTGATTTCGCCCGACGCAGTGTTTCGCGTAAAAGTCATCCCGGCACCTTGCACAAGCACCGGATTGACGACGCTGTACCGGCTCGGAATCTCAGTGAGGCTAGTGTATGAGCCGCTAGCCGCAACTGCGGCGAGGCCGCTAACGTCTACCGCTGCGAGCGATACTGCGCCAGTTCGTCCAGCCACGCTTTGCACGGGCGCCGCTGCGGCTGCGGAAGCCGTGAAAGAAACAATATCCGAAGTCGAGTGCGTATGCGCAGAAGCGGCTGCTGTTATGTCGGCCGGGCCCAAGACAACTTCGCCAGTTCTCCCTTGAACTCGCTGCACCGGAGCGGCCGCTGCGGCGGCACCAGTAAAGGACGCCACCTCTGACGTGGAGTGCGTGTGGAATGGGAGCCGTGCAACAGAGAGCGTTCCGGCAGTCACGTCGCTCGCGTCGTGCGTATGCGCTGATGGCGCGAATGTCGCTGGCACGTTCGACAGAGCGGTGTACGAGATCGTTGGGATGCGAGCATGGACGAACGTCCCCGAGGTCACGTCCGCCGCTTGAAGTGCAATGCTTCCAGTTCGACCAGCGACTGACTGAACAGGGGCAAATGACGCTGCCTCCGTCGTCGTGTACGACGCAATGAGGAACGACCCTCCGGTCGTCGTGATCGTGATGCCGCTCCCGGCGGCGAGTTGAAACACGCCAAACGAACTCGTCGCCGTGCCGGGGGCCGTGATGAACCCAGCCGGGCCGACGCCACCTTGCACCTCGATGCTGACGGCGGTGCCGCCGGACACGCTCACGCCAGCGGCGGTCGACTGGACGACGACGTTGATACTCATGGGGCCACCGCCGTCAGTGAGCCACTCAAATACGTCCGCGTGACCAGTGCGGCGGACACGCCACGCAGGTACCAGCGGTAGCGTTTGCTCGGGTCAAATGCGCCGGTCTGCAATTCTGTCAGCGACAGGTTGATCTGCCCGTCGGCTGCGTTGATCGGCGTGACCGTGAACGTCGCAGCGAGTGGCCCTTGTGTCACGACGCCGCCGGGGTTGGTGAACGACACGCTTGTGCTTGCCTCGTACACGACCGCCGTCCACGTAAACCCGGTGGTGTCGATGTCGAGGTCGGCAAGCATCCCGAACTCGTCGCCGGTCGTGAGCGAGATGTTGAGCGTTCCCGGCAGTGCTGCGAACTCGGCCATACATTCACTCTACGAACTACGTGGCGGGTCTTTCAGACCTAGAACGGCGGGTTGCCGAAGAACGGGGCGAAGCCGACAGCACGGTGAACGCGCCGCCGCAGGATGTCAGGGGCCGTTCCCGGCGACGCAATGCCGCCGCTCTGCGTGAGCGTGACCGGGTTCGACGAGGCGATTTTTGTCGTGTTGTCCTCCGGGTCGAGGACGTAGGCTCGCACCTTCTTCCCGCCTTCGAGGTAGTTCCAGCCGATGTTCGGCAGAAGCAGTTCCCAGCCCGAGGCCCGGTACACCAACTCCACGGACACCGACCAGTATTTCAGTTCGAATCCGTTGATGACCTCGACCTGCTGCTGCGCCGAGATGCCTTGGCACTTCCACTGGTACCGCGAAGCCCCGAGGAATCCATCGGAGTTGATGCAGTTCGTCACCGACACCGCAGCACCAATCGGAAACTGCGCGCGGTTGCCGCTGATCGTGCATCGCAACTCGGCTTCGTCGGTCATTGCTCCTTCGAAAAAATCGAACGCTGAGTTGACGAGCGGTTTTTGCGTTTCGCCGTCGAAGTAGGTGAGGGCTGGGATCGCAACGCCGCCGGTCGAGAAACTCCAGATGTCGGCTCGCGCGAGAGGGTTGGGTGCGGAGTCCTGCGTGCCGACGGCGGGCACCTCGTAGCGGTACGTCGCCTCGACGTGATACGGGTCGGGCTCGGTGAACGACCCCTCGGTGCACAGGAGGTAGCCGAACTCCGGGTGCGATGACCCATGGACTATCCCGACGGCCCCGATGATCTGCTGGTGCCCTACCGGCGCGCTGACGGTCACGATGAACTTGCGCTCGGCCGTCGGCGACTCGCCGAATTTGTGCGAGAACGTGCGGGGGATGACTTCGCGAAACTCTATGATCGACACGGCTACGCTCCCACGATTTCTACGGTACCGCCGACCTTCGCGATCTCACGCTTGATCTCGTCGAGTTTGTTCAACTGCTTGCGGTACTCCTCTATGGCCGGGTCTTGCTGGCCGGTCGCCAGCCGCAAAAACTCTGCGGCACCTTCTCCCGTCCTCACGTCGTTAGCCTTGACGGTCGCCGGGCCGAGTTTGTTGAGGTTGTCGAGCCGCTCCTTCTCGATCTCCGCAGCCTGCTCCGCATACTTCTCGTTGAGGTCGGCAATCTTCTCGGCGGTTTCGAGTGCGTCCTCGAAGCCGCTGCGGATGGCGTCTGCCGCAGTCTCGAACGTCTGCGGGTCGATGGTCTTGTCGCGAAGGTCTTGCTCCAGTTGCCGCAACCGCTCCTGAGCCGTAGAGAAGGCATCTGGTGCGATCTGGAAGTTGTCGAACGTGAACGTCTCGTCGAGTTGCTCGCGAACGTCCGCGATTGACCGCTCGGCGTCCTGCGTCGAGAACCCGAACTGCATCGTCTCCTGCGCCGCGGCCTGTGCTTGGTCGAGGATGGCGAGCCGACGCGTAGCGGCTTGCACCGCCGCAGCGTCACTGGAGGCACGGCCCTCGACAATCGCCGTCTCGGCTTCGTCGATCTGCCGCGTGATGGCGAGCAAGTCCTCTGCGGCTTTCGTCGCGGGGTCTTCGCCGCCGAGGCCTTGCGTCTGGATGAACGAATCGGCACGCCTGCGGTCTGCTTCGATGGCGGCGTTCGCCGCTCGCTCTGCTGCCTTGACCTTCTCGTCCGCTGCCTTCGTTGCCTCTTCGGCGGCGGTCTTCTGTGCTTCGGCCTCCTTCTCCAGCACGCCGAGCGTGCCCTCGAAACTCTGCTTGGCGAGATCGGCGGCTTTCTTCGCCTCGTCCGCAGTCAGCGTGCCGTCGGCCTGCAACTCCGCGATCTGCTCCAGTGCTGTCTGGTACGACAAGGCGGCTTGAAATCCAGCCTGCCCAAACTCCGACGCCGCGGTGGCAGCGGCCCCGATTTCGCTGGCGAATTGCGTCGCGGCGAGGCTCGGCTGCGTGAGGTCGAGCGTCGGCTCCAGCGGCGTCTCGACCGCTCGCTCGATGCCGAGCCACGTTTCAGCGAACGACACGACACGCTCGATGAACCCGCCCACGCTGGAGACGACGTTCTTGATGCCCTCCCAGATGCCGTTGAACGCACTTGTCACCGACGACGCAAAGGCACTGATGAGCGACGAGATGCCGGTGAACTCTGCGAAAGCAGAGACGGCCTCGACGACCGCTGTCACGGCGCGCCCGAACGTGTCCTGTACGAGCGTCGAGAATTGAGAGAACGCCTCGCTGGCGACGGTTGCGATACGCTGCATCATGTCAACGACCGGGCCGAGCGCAGTCGTGACCGTGTCGCCGATTTGCTGCACGTAGCCGATGATGCCGCCGAGTGCGTCGCCGATGAGGGCGACGGGAGAAAACGACGCGATGAACTCGACGACCGCGACCTGTGCATCGACGAGATAGGTAACGAAGTCAACGATGGCGTCGTTGAACGGCTCGAAGGCATTGCCGAGCGCCTGGAACAAGTCGCCCAGCGGCGCGAAGATCGCCCCGATGACTCGCCCGGCACCGCCAAGGAGCGTGCCCACGACCTGCACTGCACGGCCAATGCCGGTGAGGATCGGCTCCAGTATGTCGCCCACGACGCTGACGATGGCGTTCACGCCGCCAAGAAACTCTGCCGACCCCTGCGCGACGCCTTCTCCGAGGCCGACGAACGGCACCAGCAGCAGTTCGCCGAGCCGCCCGCTCGCGACACCAAGAGCGTCGAGGCCCGCACCGAACTCGTCGATGCGGCGGCGGTCGAGTTGCGACAAGGCACCGCCGAGGCGGTTGATGTCGTCCTCCGCACCGCCCAAGTTGTTGAAGAACGGAATGAGGTCGGCGCCAGTCTTGCCGAACAGAGCGATGGCAGTCGCCGTGCGGCGGGCGGGGTCTTCGATCCCGGCAAGGCTTGAGCCGATGAGGCGGTACTGCTCCTCGGGCGAAAGCGACGCCAACTGCTCGCTCGTCACGCCGATTTCTTCAAGTGCTTTCTGTGCCGCCTTGCTCTCCTCGTCGACGCCAAGCACAGACTTCTGGAGTCTGCCGAACGCGGTGCTCACCGCGTCGATGCTTGTGCCGGAACGGTTCGCAGACTCCTCGAGCGTCTGGATGAACTCGAACGATACGCCGAGTTTGTCGGCCGTGTTGCCGAGGTTCTCGACTCGATCCTCAAGGTCGGCGAGACCGCGGACGACCGCGACGGCCGCAGTACCGAACGCCGCGACGCCAGCCACGGCGAGCGTGAACGGGTTGACGACCCCGGCGACGGTCGCGCCGAGGGACGAAAAACCCTGCGCCAGCCCGCCGCTAAAAATGCGGCTCAAGCCTTCGCCTGCGGACGCAAGGCCCGAAACCCTTCCGGCGATGTTGCCGAGCGGCCCCGGCAGTGCCGACAAGGCACCGGCGGCTTCGTTGAACTTGAGGCTCCCGCTCGCGTTCTCCGCTGCCGTGTCGTACTTGTTCGCGGCAATCGTCGCCTTTGCATATGCGTTTGCCGAGCGGTCGAGTGCCTTGGCGTAGTCCTGCTCGCCGAGCAGCCCGGCGCTCCGCAGTCGGTCTAACTCCGCGACCGCCGTGGCGTAGTCTCGGCTGGCTCGCTCTTGGGCGGTGAGGTTCGCCTCGACGATCTGCCCGGCGCGTGCCGTAAGTGCCGCACGCTCCTGCTCGGCCTGTGCCGCCTGCCTATTGAGGCCGAGCGCATCTGTTGACGCCCTGTTGTACGTCTCCAGCGAGATGGCGTTCGCGTCGAATAGTTCGTCGAGCCTCGCGAGCGTTGCGGCCCGCTTTTCTTCTGCGGTCGCGTACCGTGCCGAAATCTGTGCGCCTTCCTGCACCGTTTGCAGTCGCTTGGCTTCGGCGGCTTCGGCGGCGGCGTTTGCGCCGGACGCCTCCGCGACGGCGCGAGCGTGCGTCTCCTCGCTGATGGTGCTTGCCGCCAGCAACGCGTCGAGTCGCTCAAGTTGAACCGCACGCTTTTCTTGGTCGGTCTGAACGGACGCGGTGATTGCCGCACCTTCGGCGACCGCCTTCGCCCGCTCGCGTTCGGCAGCGGCAGTCGCGGCGGCGGCGGCGGCGGCGGCACCGCTCGCTTGCTCAACTGCGCGGGCGTACGTCTCCTCGCTGATAGCACCCGCCTGCCGAAGCGAGGTGAGGTTTGCGAGTTGCCTCGCCCGCTTCTCCTCGGCGGTCGCCACCGACTCGGTGAGCCTCGCGCCTTCCGCGAACGCTGCCGCCTGCTGCTGTGCCGCCTGCGTGATGGCGTTGAGTTCGGTGGCGTACTGCTCGGCCGACACCTGCCCCGTCTTGAGGGCACTGTTCAGAAACGCGATGTCGGTCGCGACTTGTTGCTGCGCGGTGGCGGCTGAACTGCTCGACCCAGCAAACGCATCGAACAGCCTCGCGGCACCGGACGCCTGCTTGCCGAGGTTTTGAAGAACGCGATCAACCTGCGACAGACCCTTGGTCATGCCACTGGCGCTGGCCGTGAACTGCACGCCGAGTCCGATTGCGTTCGCCATTATTCAGCCAAGTCCTTCGCCATTCGCTCAAGGTTTTCCCGTATCTGAATTTCGTGCTGCGGTGCCTCCTGCACGGGAACGAAATCGGCAGACTTCGGCGTACGGCCGCGAGGGCAGTACGGCGCGAGGCTGGCACTCGCCAGCAAGCCGGTCTGCCGCCACTCGTCGGGCAGCGGGTGGTAGTGGCGATGTATGGCGATCCATTCCGCGAACTCCCTGCTGTCCATGTCGCGACACAACTCCGCGACCGTCTTTTTCAAATGACCCGCCAGACGGAACAGGAATACTCGCGTCGGGCGGATTGCTAGTTTTTTGCCAGTTCCTCAACGTCCTTGTCGGTGAGGGCGTTATGCTCCATCGCACGCTGCCACACGCGAGCCATCACCTTCGCGGACTTCCTCGCGAACTTCTCGATCTCGGCGTCGGAGAACAGCCGCTCGCCCTTCTCGTCGCACAGGCACTTCGCGAGGAACTTCGTGCGGAAGTTCTCGACGCCTTTGCTCTTGTTCAGCACCCAGTCGTTTTCGTAGGCGTCGCGCTCGCCGCAGGTCATCACGCGAATGAACACGCTCCCGCCCCACTCCTTCACTTCGACTTCGAGGAGGCCGAGGTCGTCCGCAGCAAGAATTTGATCCTTCGTCAGTGACATTTTTCACCCATCTAAAAGTTGAAACGTGGCCGAATACTTTGTCACGTCGTTCACAGCGGCCGACTGCGACGACGACACGCAGATTGCCATCTGTGTCAAGGAGATCCCGCCGCCAGACGCAGAGAGCGTCCCGCGTCTGCCGTAGGCGTATGGCTGACCGCCAAGCATCTCCACGGTCACACTGCCGAGTTCGTTCGTCCACACGCCGCCGCGAGACTTCGGCAATCCACCACCGTACTCGATGGAGATGCTCGTCACCTGCGTTGCGGAAACACCATCGAAACGAAACGACGCACCTTGCGAGTAGACAGCCACGGAAGCCTCCGTAGCGGACTAGACGCGGGCAACGCGGAACGTCGCCTGCCCCTTGATGACGTCGTTCACGGCCAGCGTCACGGACGAACTCTGCACGGTCGCCGCGGCACTGAGCGACAGCCCGCCGCTGATAGCGAGGGTGCCGGTCGAGCCGTCGGTGATCGGAGTCGTGCCGAGGTATTCGATGCTGACCTCGCGGCCCGTATCCGTTGCCGATCCCTTGAGCGGTCGATCCATCGTCAGCACGTTTGAGCCAGTGGATTGGCCGAGGTGCGAGATGTCGATGGTGTCGTCGCCGCCGACGTTGTTCATCGAGTACGTGATGCTCGTCACCGTATAGTTGGTACCGGCGAACGTGAACGTCGTGCCCTGACCGTGGGATGCCATGTGCTAATTCTCCAGCCAGAAAATGTCGTACTCTTGTCGGACGGTATACAGCGAGTTCTCGGCCCCATCGACGTCGACCAGATCGTCGGACTCGTCTTCGAGGGTCGCCTGCCGTACTTCTGTATTGTCGAGACTTCCGGTGTACCCATCCAGAACCTTTCGGCACTTGTCTGCGAGATCGCGGGCGGCGTTGTAGGTCGTCGCGTAGACGTACAACTCCATGGTCACGTTCGGGAGGCCCGACGGCCCGCCCAGCGTCGCGGTGCGTGTGATCCCTGCCCGCCGCCAGATGAGGAGCGGAAACTGGATCGGCGCCGGGCCGACGTACCGCAGCGGGTAAATCCGGCCTGAAATCAACGCCTGTACGGCTTGGTTCGCGACCAGTGCGTTGCGGAGGACTGCCTCGGGAGATTTCAGCGACATTAGAACGGTCCCTGCGTTGCCTTGACCTGTGCCGCCAGTTCCTTCGCCGCCCGCTCAAACGACAGCGCCAGTTCCTTGACGAGCAGCGACTCGACGCGGGAGCGGGTTTGCTCCCACGCCGTGCGAACCGGAGGCCGCTTCGTGGAGCCGCCGACCGGCATTTTGCCCGTGGGCACCCGCAGGCCGTTCGCAGTCTTGCGGTACCGCTCCCGCGTACCGAACTCGACGAGGCCTTGGTGGTAGCCGAGTTTGCGGTCGTCGAACGGCTCGTTCATTTTGCGGCCACTACGGAAGCCGACGATGGCGATGCCCGTGCCCTGCCGCTTATACAACTTGGTCTTCACGGCGATGGCACGCCGCAGGTTGCCGGTCTTGCCTCGCGGCGTCGTCGAGCGGAGTGCCTGCCGCGTGCCGCCTTGCTCGGCGGCTCGCCTGAGGCCTGCCGCCATGTGCTTTGCGGCGAGGTTGCTCGGCAGCATCTGGAACTGATTGCGTGCCCGCTCAAGGCCGGGCACCTGCATCGTGACGCGGATGCCCGTCTCAGCCATTGTTCTTCTCCACACAGATCGCTTCGTGTTCGCTGCGGTTGCCGTGTTCGAGCAGGCTCGCGATGTCAAGCGTCCGGTTTCGCCACGCGAACCGCATCTGCTGCGTCAGCCCCGGCAGGTACCGCATACGGACGCGGTGCGTGATCTCGACGTTCTGCTGCCCTGCGAGCAGTGACTCACGGGCCGACACGCCCTCGACGCTTGCCCACACGGCCGACGAGTTCGACCACGCCAGCACCGTCTCGCCAAGGGCATTGGTCGTGCCGCTCGCGACCTGCACCGTGACCCGCTCGCGAAGCGTGCCGGGGTCAATCATGCGTACGACCCCCAGCGTGCGGAGTCGAGCAGTGCCTTCACGCCGAACGGAACCTCGGTCAACGCTGCGGCGTCTGCCGCCATACGACGCTCGTACCACACGCCGACGAGCATGAGAATCGCGTTGCGGACGCTCTGCGGGACGCTGCCGCCGTCGGCTCCTCGCCCTGCCCACCACGACACCGTGACGGAGTTGTAGTCCTCAAGGTAGGCGGGCCACGAGCCTCCGTAGAGCGGGCGCAGGGCACCGGGGCGGCTGTCTCGGTCGACGCGGTAGGCGGTCGTCGAGAGGGTCGCGGTCTGCCCGTTTTCGTTGAGTGTGTAGGTGAGCGTGATCGCGGTCGTCGTTCCAGCGGTCGCCATCGGTGGCTTCGGCATCGTGATTTCTGGCGGGAACCCGTCGAGCCGCATGACGAGTTGCTGGTGAACCAGAGCCTCGTCCATGTAGGCCTCGACCCACTGCCGCGCAGCCACGATCAGCGACGACACGTAGGCATCGTCGGCGGTGCCGTCGATGCGGCAGTGCTGCTTCGCCTCGGAGAGCGTCACTGGCTCAACCGCTGGCGGGGTTGCGACCTTGAGGCTGCGGAAGTTCATGCCTTGCCCTCTGGACTTTGCGTGGCGTGTGGTCTGCTGTCTCGGCGACCGGATCGACGGCGGCTGTCTCGATCAAGTCCACCTGCTGCTCGCGGATCGCACGCCCGTCCGCGATGAGCCTTGCGGCCACCGCGTCGTCGCACTCGACGACGTCGTTCACGCGATACGTGCTGTAGTTCTTCTGCAATCTTATTTTCACGATTGAGGCAGGCTCCATGCAGAGTCGGGCCGCTTGCCCGCCGAGGTGAAATCCGTCGTCCACTGGAACACCGGCTTGCCGAGGTCTTTGCCCGGCCACGTTACGACGTACTCGCCGTGCCCCAGCACGACGCGAGGAGTGACATAGACGCGGTTGCCGCTATCGCGCCAGTTCCGCCAGAACCAGATGTCGTCGTCGGTGCGGCCTTCGTTCCACGAATTGTCGGGGCCGGGCTTGCTCCAGAACCACGGCTTTTTGCACCGCTTGAGGGCTGCGGTCGAGATGACAGTGAGGCCGAAGTGTGCGCTGTCAACTTCCTGCACCGGCTCGGCGAACCATGATGTCGGCACCGAGGTGGTGCCGCCGTCGGGCTTGTTGTCGAGCGTGCCCTTCAACGTTAGCATCGGCCTGCCGTCCTCGCGTTTCGTCTGCAAGCCGGTCAGGGCGTCGCACTGAAACGTGAGGGCGAGGGCGAACAAATGCTCCACGTCCTCGCGGGTAAAAAATGTGTCGTAGTCGATGCAGAGCAGGTACTCAGCCTTGTCGATCCACTGCTCCATGACCCGCGTGTTGACCTGACTCCAGAACGCGCCGGTGCCCATTGTGGGGCGAATCCCGAGCGGCATGAGTGCCTGTGCCCACGCGAAGTGATTGGCGGTGAACGACAGCCGGGGCATCGACAGGATTGCCTCGACGCGAACGTCAGCCTCAGTCTGCCCGACACGGACGATCATGCGGTGTCCTCAAAAAGCGAAGCGGCTGGCGGCGGGAAAATCCCACTGCCAGCCGCTCACTGTGATCGCTCTGTCAAGCGTCAGGCGCTCGCCACGACCTGCACGCCAGCCTGCGAGGCCGACACCACGCCTTCGGCCGCACGGCCCAGCCGCACCACCGTCGCCAC